AATACTTTCAATTTTTAAACTATTTTTAAGAAAATAATTTGCTGCTCCTAAACTTATTCCAAAATCTCCATTAAAAGGATCACAAAAAACTTTGGTAAATTTATTTAAAAGCGTGTTGTTAAAAATAACATTTTGAGCACATCCACCTGTAAATAAAAAATCATACTCTAAATTATACTGCGATATAAACTTAAACATTTGTTCTTCAAAAAATTTTTGTTTTCTTCTAGCAAAATCATTATGTAAAGAATAAGCCATTAGTTTACCCTCTGTAAAATATTGATCGTATACCTGAAAAGAAGATTGAGCATAATGCTGACCAATGTTATTGGATTCAGTATTTATATGATGTAAAATATCTTTTTCAAATTTATAAACAGATTCTTGTTCTCTAAAATTATTTTTTTTAATTCCATGTCCATCGCAAACTACAATATTTTTAATATTTTTTTTCCAAGCTAATGCACAATAAGCATGAAATAAATGATGTTCTGATAATTCAAAATTTATTATTTTAAATTTTTTAAATTTTTGATACCATTTATAGCTTCCTTCAAATATACCATACCATTCTGACGTTGAATGACTCGGAGTTTGAGATATTAAAAGTACATCAAAATCTAAACTATATAAAAAATCAGTTAATTCTTTTGATGGCAAAGATGAATGTTTATATTTATTATGTCTATCAATTTGCGTATGAAACACAATTTTATTATCTACAATATATGTCACACATCCATCGTGTGATGTATAAAGAGACAATATTTTAGTCATTACTTACCTTCAATTTTTGTATCTTGATAAGTTAATTTATTTTTTGTTTCTTCACTGAATTTTAGATTCCATTCAGCGACTATTTTAAATAAATTATTTCCAAAGTGTCTTAAATATTCTTCTGATAAATGTAATTTTCCTTTTTTAAAAAGAATAAATCTTTCTTTCCAAGAAAATTCTATATCACAAGACCCGTTATCATATTGTTTAAATTTCATTTTTGTGTACCGTATAACATTCTTTTATCTTTCACCCATTCCTTATTCAAACCGTTTTTATCTACATAATGTAAAAATGTTTGTGTGTGCCAATCACCTTTAAATTCTTCTCTCCAATGTTCAATTTCACACCCTAAATATATTGCAGCATCTCCTGGTTCCATATTGATTTCTTTTCCATTCATATAAATAGGCCAAGGTGTTCCATCCGATCCAATCATTACAGTCACACTAATTTCACAAGAAGGTCTATCTACATGTTTTTTAAGATCTGCAAACATTGTATACATCCTCCAAAATGCATAGGTTGGTAAAAGTTCTAAGCCAGTTTCTTTTTGCATTAAATTTAATTTATTTACCATTAAAGATTCCATTAATGGGTCGCCATAAAAAAAGGTATCACCATTATTATTTTGATTAAAATCAAATGAATCAAAATTTAATCTATGTTTAATTCTGCAATAATCATTTAATAATTTAATCTCTTCTTTAGTTAAGAAATTTTTTATTAATTTATATTTAAATTCTTTTATAGTGCCCATGCTACCACTGAATACCTTGTTCCTTTCGTTACCGGTTTAACTGTATGTGGGTATAAAAAATTACTAGGCCAAACTATAATTCTATTTGGTTTAACTTCTACTTCCCATTCTTCAGATCCATCTGGATTTCTAAAACAAAGATTTCCTCCTTCATAATCATTATTTAATAATAAAATACAGCTCATTGTTCTAGGTATTTCTGCAAAATGATCTGTGTGCCATGTATAAAAACCAGTGTTTTCATATTTTAAAATTGATATGTCAAATATAGTTTTATAACTATGGTCAATTATTTTTAAATCATTTTTATAAAATTCTAAAACTTGTTTAAAATATTTATGTAATAAAGTACTCCAATGAACATTAGACATTGAATTATGTAAATTAGATAGTGGTAGTGCATATGTCTTTCTAATATTAAAATTAACTACAGATTTATCTCCTCCCCCAACTTGAGTTACTTCAAAATTAGATTTATTTGCAAAACGAATTAAATTAGACAATACCTTCCAAGGTAATATCTCATCGTAAATTTTAATAAAATTTTTTATTTCCATATTTTCTTTTTCCAATATCTATCTTTATATATATTTAATATTCTTAAATTATAAAAAAGTCTAGAGTTCAAAGATTCTTTTTCCACTCTTGGCTTAATCACCATTTTCCAATTGTCTCTTTTAAATGGTATTATTTGAACGTATGGAGTGCCTTTTTTAATTATAGAATCTAACACCGGATATTTATCGCCATTAATAACTATTGGAAAATTTACTTCATTTGGAAAAGTATCTGTATCTACAATTCCTGGTATTATAGAAAATCTATCATCTGTATTATTTAAAGGTGGAACAAATAAACAGGAATAACCTTTTGGGGTTTTTATTTTCCATGGATTTAATATTTTATAAAAATTTAAATTTTTATTTTTTTCTATATATGATGATCCCTCTAATTGATATGTTTTATGTAAATCAGCAAAAGTATTTAAATTAATGTTTTTATAAGCTAGTAATGGACCCCAATTTTTTAATCCAAATTGAAAAAAAGAATCTTTTTCTCCTGTTTCTTTATTATCAACATTATGAATTATACTAAAATCCTGTGGCATTTTTAATAAATAACCAGAAGTTAAAGTATCTAAAAAAGGCATACAACCTTTTATTGTTTGATTGTGTTGATTATGTTGTAATTTTTTATACCATTCCGGTATATTTAATTTAATTGGAATAGGATGATCTTCTTTTAAATTAATATAATCTTCATTAGCACTAAATTCAATAACTTTCTCAAACATAACAGTATTATATGTTTTTTTTATATTTTTGTAAAGTATTTATGGAAGTCTTAAAATGTGTATGGGTGTAATCCCATTATTTAATAGTATCTGTTCAAATGAAGTATTATTCATTGGATATTCTAAGCTATCAAAGGTAAAATTATTTATTTGATTTTTGTAATTTTTCCATGTGTTAAAAGAAGAATGATTAGGATTTTTTTCTAAAAAAAAATTAATTTTTTTTGTTATATCATTTACGTAAAAATTTACATTTTCTACACTAGTAAAATTTTCACTCTTATCAATATATGTTACAGTGTCTCCAGAATAAGATACAAATATTTTAATACCATTATTTAAATTATTGAAATCTGTTTCTAAAATATTAATAATTTTTAAACTATCTTTTGAAACATTTAATGTATCTAGTTCAGTTTGGTCTGCTGCTATTTTAACAAGAGAACCTGGTTGATCATCAAAATTTTTTAAACAAATTGTAAAAGCCATTTTATTATGTTCCGTTATTTTGTAATATTGTCAGAAAACCCGGTTGAGCAACACCTGTAATATTATCTCCACAAAGAGGAATTCCCTTCGCTGGAAATGCAGTATAATTTGATCCTGGTGCAGTTCCATTTGGAGCTTTACTAAAACTAGTTCCAGCGGATCCACCATTTGCTATTACTATATTTCCTAAAGTAGTTGGACCACCAGCATTTCCGGCAGGTCCAGTCGAATTAGCTCCACCAGCCCCAACGCTATAAGGTGCTGAATAAGGCACTGCCTGAGGTAGGTTCCACATTCCATAACCACCATCACCGCCTTCTCCACCTGGAAAACCTGGACTACCTCCACCGCCAGCAGCTGCATAAACTAAAATTCTATTTGTACCAGGACTTTGAGTAAAAGTACCTGAAGAAGGTCCTGCAACAGATACTGCTGGTACAAATCCACCAGCTCCACCAGATCCAGAAGATGCAGCAGTAATACGTCCATCAGCATCAACAGTGATTGTTGCTGCTGTATAAGTTGCAGCAGTTACACCTGTTGAAATTAATTGATTTGCTCCAACTGAGTTTGCTGCAAGTTTAGCTTGTGTAATTGTAGATTGAATAATTTGAGTTGCACCAACTGAATTTGATGCAAGTTTAGCTTGTGTAATTGTTGATTGAGTAATTTTAATTGCTGTAACTGCATTTGTTGCAAGTTGAGATGTTCCTACTGCAAAGTTTGCAATTTGAGCTGTTGCAACTGTTCCAGATAATGTAGATAAATCTACTACTTGAATATCAGATCCATCAGCATATAAAATTTTAATTCCTTTATCAGTTGTAGACCAAGTTTGTCCTGTACCAGTTCCTGCGTATTTAAATGTAACTGTAAATGCACCTGTTGTTCCGTTTGATACAATCCATGTTTTTTCTAAATTACCAGATGCAGCAGATCCTGGAATTGTTACGATTTGATTTCCTGTGATCGTTCCTGTTAATTTTATAACTGCATTTCTAGCTGTTGCTAATGCATTTTGTGTCATCACAAGTGCTGTTGTTTGTGCTCCACCTGCAATAGATATACCTTCATATCCTGCGATTGCTTGTTGAATAACTACTAAATTTGTATTTGTAATTGCGCCCCATGTACCAGCGTTTTCGCCAGTTGCCATTAATTGTATTGCTAGATCTGTAGTATATGTAGAAGCCATATTTTAAATTCCTTATTTTGTACTCTTATTAAAATATTTATCAGTTTTTGTCAATTAATACAACCCCTATATTTATGCTGCTACTTCTGTCCAATTTACGGATTGTCCAGTATTTACAGGAGCCCATGCGGCTACATATATTTGAGCCGTTGTTCCTGTCAAGCCAAATCCAGTGACATTTGCAGTTACATCTATTCTAGTTACTACTGAATTTAAAGATAATGTAGCTAAATTAGTTGTTAAATTTACAGGTGTATTTAAATCTATAGCTACACTATTTAATGAAGTAGTTAATTGTTGACCTGTTACAAGTGTAGCAACCGCTATATCTATATCTACACTACCTAATGTAGTAGTTAATTGTATTCCTGTTACTTCAGCATCTGGAGCAGGATCTACTGTGCCTTCCGCTAATGTTAATTGTTGTCCTGTTAATGAAACACTTGCAGTTCCAGTTATAGTTTCTTCACCAAGAGATAATGTTAACTGTTGACCAGTAAGTACTACAGATCCGTCTATAGTGAAAGATACAGAATTTAAAGAAGTTGTTAATTGTAATCCAGTTACATTTACAGGAGTTATTACATCAATAGTTGCATTTCCTACAAAGGTAGATAAACCAATATTTTCGCCCCAAGAACCGCTGCCCCAACTACCTGCACCCCATGTTGTAGGAGTTCCAGGGGCTGTTACTGGTACAAAAATAATTTCAAAGGCGCTAACGCTATTTAAAGTTGAATTTACTAAATTTGTTGTAAGAGCCGTACTTCCTGTAATTGAAAAAGAAACATTATTATTTAAAGAAGAAGTTAATTGTTCTCCAGTTAAAATAATTAATGGACTACTTAAAGTAGAAACAGAATTTAAAGAAGATGTTAATGATTGTCCTGTTACTGAAACAATAGCATCATTTTCTCCACCGAATGCACCTGCACTCCAACTTAATTCACCCCAAGTTGTATTGGCCATGCCAGAATACTCCTACTAAGCTATTCTTATAATAGCCGATGTATTAGTGAAAGCTGGGAATTGAATAGTGAATGTTCCTGAAGTAGCTGTCTTATCAGTCGTAAAGTTTAACACTGCAACCGCAGCATTACTAAACGATGTATTATATATCAAGCAACCTCTTGCAGTTAATGTAACGTTCTGAAAAGATAAATCAGCAAAGCTTGTGAAAGCAGTTGTTGATACAACCGATGTTCCAGAATTTACTAATGCTTTTCCAGTCGCTGTATAATTAGTTCCAGCAGAACTTACTTCACCGCTTGATGTATATGAAGTTGTTGCTGCACCTAATGTTGCAGTTGATACATAAAGAGCTAACTTAAATTTATCACCAGCTGTTGGTGAAGCACCTGCTAATGAAAAATCTTGATCACCATCTAATAGTTGTTTTTTAAAACTATTTGGTAACGCTTGTGTAATAGCCATATTTGTTTCTCCTTATTGTGGTTTACGAGCTATACGAGGTTCTCCATCTAGAAACTCATCAGTTCGTCTTCTTCCCATTTGTTCTAATGAGAATCCTTCGATAGCTTGCTTATATCTATTTTCATAATATTGCAACATATCATTTGGACCCTTCAAAAATCCATAAGCCTCAACTAGGCAAGCATATAATAAACCATTGGGAAATTGCTGACTTAAATATGTGTTAGCAGTTGTAGCGGATAATCCAGTTGGTTTCAAGATATAATTTGCTTGTACATTATAAGCTTGATCTGGTGTAGGGGCTACAATTACTGTATTTTCGTCCCAATTTGCATAATATTTAGGGGCTCCTTGAAGTGATTCTGAATTATATTCATTAACAAAAGTTACATCTCTAATATCTAAAAATTTAGTTTCTCCACTAACTATAATTTGAACAGATCTTATAATTAAACAATTATCAGGAACTGTGAAATATTTTTGAGTTACAACAACTGAAGCTGTAGCATATTTTCTATTATTATCAGAATCTACATCTCTTAATATTCTAAATTCTGCATTTTCAATAAATCCATTTATAATAGTTGCAGTTAAAACATTAGAATCTACTTCTGTGTAATCTCTTATTTTTGTGACTAATTCTGTGTATGTCATATTAAGCCTGTAGTGTTACTGGACCTGCAGAACATTGTGCTCCACCACCAGCTATATTTCCTGTTGTCGCTGTACTTGTACTTAAAAAATAAAAATAATTTAAAGTATCGCTTACAATACCAGATGAATCAATTTTTCCAACTGTAATTGTAAATCCATTAGCATTTGAAATATCAGTAACTCCGTCAATTGAAGGAACTAAATCAAATGAATTTTCTCTAGTTGGTGTACC